CGCCAAGGCCGATGACGGCGACCCCATGCCTGACAGTGATTTGCCGCTGTACATGGAAGGCGGTCAGTGGATGGCCCGTATCAAAGTCGATGGCGAGATCAAAGAGATCCCGTTTGCCCGACTGCAAGCGGCCGCACAGAAACTGGAAGCAGGCGATAAGCGGCTGGAAGAGGCCAACCGCCTGCGCCAAGAAATTGATACCCGAGAACAGCAGTTGTTGCAACGTGAGCAGCAACTCCAGAATCAGCCACCCGCCCAGGGCGCTGGAAGTCCGAGCCAGACTGAAAACGGCCAACCGGACGACGTGCGAGCGATTGCCCGGAAGTACCACGAAGCCCTGTTGAACGGCGATGACGACGACGCAACCGCCGACTTACTGACTCAGCTCACTACCGCGGGACGGCATCAGCCGCAAGTCGATGTGGCGCAGATTGCTCAGCAAGTTGAACGCCAAGTCGAGGCGCGTATCGCCGCAGGTCAGCGCGAATCCGCCGACCGCCAGCAGCAAGAAGTGCGCAATACCGAGTTACGCGATGCGTTCTCCACCTTCAAAGACGAGTTCAAGGACGTGTCTGGCGATCAGGAATTGCTCCAGATGGCCGACCGACTGACCGTCATTGTGGGCCAGGAATACCCTACCTACACGCCCATCCAAGTGATGCGGGAGGCGGGTAAACGAACACGTACCTGGCTACAGGAGAAGACCGGAGGCGCCGTGCGCACCAATCGTAAGCGCAACCTAAAAACCGCGACTGGCACCGGCGCAATTCAGCCCGGCAAGCCGGAAGTGCAACCAAAAACCCGAACGGATCAACTAAATGAAATTCGTTCGGCGCGTGGGCAAGTGCCCATTGGCTAATCAAGAGGTAATACAGCCATGAGTCAATTATGGAGCGTTGATACACTGGGCGGGTTTATGTATTCGGACCAGCTCTCATCCACCCTACGGACATCCCTGCAGCCACTGACCCGCTTCCGCAACTTCTGCGACGTAGAAGACGCGAAAGAAAAAGGGACCGGCGAGCTGTTTAACTGGAACATCTATTCGGATGTGGCCACCCAAGGCGGAGCGCTGGCAGAAACCGACACAATGCCAGAAACCACGTTCAGTATCAGTCAGGGAACCCTGACCATTACCGAGCACGCCAACTCCGTCCCCTACACGCGCAAGCTGGACATTCTGTCCAAGCACTCGTGCGAGCAGGTGATTCACAAGGTTCTAAAGAACGATGCCAGTAAATCTCTGGATATCGCCGCTTACACCGAGTTTGCCAAGGCGCCGGTCCAGATGGCCCCCACCGGAGGCACCAGCGCAACCGCTGTTACTTTTACCGAAGGCACCAGCATCATCACCAACAACGTGGGACTGTCCAAGGAGCACGTCAAAGCCATTGCCGATGAGATGGCCGAGCGCAATGTGACGCCTTATGACGGTGAGAACTACTGCTCACTGGGTCGCCCAACCACCTTCCGTCCCTTTAAAAACGATCTGGAAGAGCTTCACAAGTACGTGGATGCAGGCTATGCCCGCATTGCGGCGGGTGAAGTTGGTCGCTACGAAGGCATTCGCTTCTTCCAGCAGACCAACGTTGCTTCCAAGGGTTGGACCAACGGCAAGTCTGATGAGGCGTTTTTCTTCGGCGCCGATACCGCGTGTGAGGCGATTGTTGAGCCCGAGCAGATCCGTGCGAAGTTGCCGGGTGACTTTGGCCGTTCACGCGGCATGGCGTGGATGTACATTGGTGGATTCGGCATCTCCCACACCGTTGCTGCAAACGCTCGCATCTTCAAGTGGTCGTCTGCCGCGTAAACCCCGCAGGGCGGCACACGTCGCCCTTTGCTTTTGAAATGAGGTAACACCCATGAAAGATTCCAGCACAGGCGCGAAAGGCGCCAAGGGCAACGAGAGCGCAATCAGCGAAGGTCTGCGCGATAAGTCGAACTTCAGCTCGAAAGAAATGCACAAGCCTGGCAGCGAGACGACTCAGCGCCCGAAAAAAGGCTCAGACCGCATCTAATAAGGCGCGGTTCAATCAGAAAAAGGGCTGCTTCGGTGGCCCTTTTTTTATGGGAGGCACTATGCCCGTTAAATACCCGTACCAAGGCCTGATGATGATCGATGAACGCAACAAAGTGATGCGCGACATACGTGATTCTGACGATTACATGCCCGACCAAGGCATTAACGCCGAGCCGACCGATGGCCCGAGCGAGGGGGTGGTCAGCGCAAAGCGACTCAACCCGCACCATTACATTAAAAACGGGAGCTCCGAGTGATGTTGGACACCGCCAAGCCTTTTGGCCGGGTTCGTGGCGCCCCGGGCATTGCTTACGAGCAGGATGGCCATCTGTATAACGCTCAGAAAGAGCCGGTGGATGTGTCAGGCCAGCCGATCAAGAAGCCAGCGCCCAAGGTCAAGGAAAAAGCCAAGGCAAAGGAAGGCCCCGCGGGCGTCAGGCCTATGAGCGAGCAGGAAGAGGATAACGAATGAATTACAGGGCTCTGTGCAGCACATTTGTGCGAGAAGTCGGTATCGGCGGCGGCGGCGAGGTGCCAACAGTCGTTGGCCAGACCGGTGAGTTGGCGCGAGTGGTGGGCTGGATTGCTCAGGCCAACGCCGACATTCAGAGCCTTTACTTTGATTGGAAATTCCTCTGGTCAGCCAACGCCTTTGACACCCTGGCAGACATAAACACCTACGCACGGCCCGAAAACTGCCACTTTTACGAGCGCGACAAAGCCGCCATTGGGAGTGTGCGTGGCGTCATCGTTGTGGAACATGAGCTTTGGGATGGTTACGACGACGGCGCCACCGGTAGGCCCCACACGGTTGTATTGCTGCCCGATGGCCGGGTTCAGTTATACCCAACACCGGACGCCGTGTATTCGGTTAGTCTCCCGTATTACCGCACACCGCAGATCCTGAGCGAAAACACCGACATTCCACTGATCCCCGAGTCGTATCACGACCTGATCTGGATGCGAGCCGTGATTAAGTACGGCTACTACGAATCCGCGCCTGAAATGCTTCAGCGGGCGCAGGCAGAATACCCCAGCCGCCTGGCGTCACTGGAGGCTAATCAGCTGCCCAATCGCTACCGGTACGGACTGGCACACGACAGCGATCCGCTGGTGGTGGTGCCGCAATGACCCTGCCGCGATTCAAAACCAAAACCATTTCCTTCCGTGGCGGCCTGAATCTGGAGGCCGACCCGCTGACGATTGCGCCGGGCGCCTTGATTCTGTGCAAGAACTACGAGTGCAAGGTGGGCGGCGGATATCGGCGCATTGGCGGATACGAGCGCTTTGATGGGCACATAGCCCCGTCCATGGCCGAAACCCCATCATTGGCCCGAGAGGACATCTCTGCCGTGCCAGGCTCAGGCCCGATTCTGGGCTTATGGCTGTACCAAGGCACGGTGTACGCCTTTCGCAATAACGCGGCGGCTACCGAGGCCAAGATGTACCGATCCAGTGGCGGAGGCTGGCAGGAAGTCGTGACCGGCACCACGCTTGAGCCGGGCGGGCGATTCGAGTTCAAGAACTACAACTTCAGCGGTGCATCGTTCGCAGAGAAGATGTACGGCGTTGATGGCAAGAACGATTTTTTCTCTTTCGACGGCACGACTTTTGTGCAGATGCCGGTTGCAGGCTTCACCACCAAGCCCTACCGGATGACCATTCACAAGAACCGTGCGGCGCTCGCCTTCCCGTTGGGGCAAATGGTGCTGTCTGGCGTGGGTGATCCCGCTGATTACGACACCGCCACCAGCTCGGCCGCGTTGATTGCGACTGGCGGCGAAATAGTGGGACTGCGGGTTACTGTGGGCGGAGCGCTCGCCGTGTTTATGCGCAACCGGGTGACCATCCTGTACGGCTCGACCACCGCTGAGTTTCAGGCCCAGGATCTGCGCAATCAATCTGAAAATTCCGGCGCCATTGCCAACACCATTCAGGAAGTGGGCGACATTATTTACCTGGACGACCGCGGCTTAACGTCCTTATCCCAGACGCAGAAGTTCGGCAACTTCCAGAGCGCTACGCTGGACGAGGCGGTTAAAAACTACCTTGGCTCACGTAAGGATCAGGTGATCGACTCCACGGTATCCCGCGGCAGCAACCAGTATCGCCTGCTACTGGAAAGCCCGAGCGGTACTGAGGTCTTGACGCTTACGCTTAGCAATCAGGGGATGGAGGGCTTCGGACTCAGCAGTTACCCCGTTCGATTCTCCTGTGCCATATCCGAAGAAGACAGCGATGGCTATGAGCGAATTTTCGTGGGCTCGATTGACGGCATGGTGTACGAGCTTGACCGCGGCATCAGCTTTGACGGTCTGGATATTGAATCCTATCTGAAAATTCCCTTTTACCACTACGGCTCGCCGGATTACCGCAAGCGCTTCCGTCGCGCCATTGCCGCCATTGAAACCCCGGACGCCATTAACGTCAGAATCAAACCCGAGTTCGACTACGGCAGCAGCGGCGCAGCCCCGCACGTAGCCAGGTCGCAAGACGTTCTGGCACGAGGCGGTCAGTGGGGGCTCGATGACTGGAACGAGTTTGCTTGGTCGTCCCCTGTGACTGGCCGGGCTCAGGCCGACATAGGCGGAACCGGCGAAAACATGGCCCTGTTGTTTTACCACAAAGGCCAGTCCGAGCCTTTCACCATCTATAACGTCACCATTCACTACATGAACCGGAGGCTCACCCGATGAGCAATGATTTCTACAATTACAGCGAGATCCTGCTTCCGGGTCAGGTGGCGCGCGCGGAAGACGTGGCCGCCGAGCTTAATGGCGTGACATCCGGATTCAATCTACTGCCAAAGCCGCGACCGGGCGGCGGCGGATTTGCGGAGCCGTTTATTGTGGCTCCGGCTGTGGATGACAACCAAGCGGCCAACTTCGGTCAACTGAAGGTATTGGAGGCATCGGCACAGGACGCCAGCGACAACGCAGCGCTCAGCGAGACTGCCGCAAGCGATAGTAAGGATCTGGCTGCACTGGCAGAGACTGCCGCAGGAGTCAGTGCGGCCAGTGCGCTGGATAGCAAAGACAAGGCGCTCAAATGGGCCGAGGAAAACGAAGACGTTGAAGTTGAGACTGGCCTATATTCGGCCCGGCACTGGGCGGCCAAAGCGGCACAGATTACGTCGGGTGCGCGAGCCTACCAAGGGGCGTTTGATGCCTCTAGCGGCAGCTACCCCATTGCCTCGCCGGCCGCGCCGGACGAGGGTAAGTATTGGTTGATTTCAGTGGCCGGCACTTTACCAGCTGGTGCCGTAAGTGCCGGTGATGAACTGGCGATAAGCGCATCCCAGACCTACGAAATCATCCGGCTGTCTGCGCTGTACGCCCAGAAAACAAACAACCTGTCCGATCTTGCCAGCGCCACCGCCGCACGAAGCAATCTGGGCTTGGGTTCAGCCTCAATCGAAAGTGTAGGCACTGGCGCCGGCCAAATACCCGTGCGAAACGGCAGCGGGGTCATCCCTGGCGATGTGACCGGAAAAGCGCTGACCGTCACCAGTGCATCCTCCACCGTGCAAGGATCGGTTCGCCTTGCGACTCCAGCAGAAACCATTACGGGCACCAGCACTGAAACTGCCATCACGCCAGCCTCACTAAGAGCGCTACTGCCGCAAGGCATTATCATGGACTGGTCGGGTGTCAGTGTGCCGGCTGGGTGGGCTTTGTGTGACGGCACAAACGGAACGCCAGACCTTCGCGGGCGGTTTGTGATTGGCTCAAGCGCCACCTACACGCAAGGCTCAACGGGCGGGTCAGCCAACGCTGTTGTCGTATCTCACAATCACTCAGCCAGCGCCGGATATAACGGCAATCACAGCCATGAAGGAAGCGCGAGCTCGAACGGTAACCATCGTCACAGCTATACCGAGGGGCAGTCTGGAACGCCCACAGGTAACTACGTGGGCGCTGGCGAGTATGGGTTTATTGCAAATAAAACAACGGGCTTTGCCGGCACCCATGAACACAGCCTTAATATTAACGCTGCCGGCAATCACAACCACGGCATAACCGTGACCGCTGCCGGCGAGTCTGGCACTGGGAAAAACCTGCCCCCCTACTACGTTCTCGCCAAGATCATGCGACTTTAGGACCTATCCCATGCGCCAAATCATACCCGCTCAAAACCTGGTCTTTCTCAGTGATGATGACAGCTACACCGTCAGCTGTATCGACCTAGTGAACCGCAAAATCGCCTACGTGGGTGAGGACAATAACGGCTTGTGGGTGGAGCACACGCCGTTCACCGGTCGCGTCAGAGTGTTTGACAGCACCATCATCGACCTGCTGTTCTTCCGTGCCCGCGCCCAAAGGGATGCTCTGCCAGGGCCAGCCACCGCCGAAGAAGTCCGCGCTCGCCGCAGCACCGAGATCAACGGCATACGCGACACCCAAATTGCAGAGGGACTGCCTTACACCTTTCCCGATGGCGCCGGCACGATTCAGCTGCGCAATCAGGCCGACATCAGCAACATTTTAGGCGTGGCCGCCGTGGGCTTGTCGCTGATAATTGCTGGAGACACTACAACCACCGTTATCTTTCGCGACTCCGAGGACATTACTCACACCCTTACTGGACAGGAAGTGATGCTTATGGGCTTGTCGGTATCTCAGTTCATTGGTAGTCAGTACGCCGCTTCATGGGCTCACAAGGATGCGCTGGCCGAGATCTTCACCCTGCCTGACATTAACGCCTACGACATCGACGCGGGCTGGCCGACTTAACTCACACACCGGAGTAGCTATGGCAACGACCAACGCAATCAAGCCCGTCACCCAAGAAGCCCAGTCCAGCACTTACGAGGCTGCGCAGGGCGACTCCAGCAATTACGAGCCGACCACAAGCCAGGTCAGCAACGATGCCACGGTACAAGGGCGTCTTGAGGGGCTGCTCAGTCAGGGCTCAAAGTACATGAAGGTCGCGGAAAGCAAGGCGAACGAGTTGTCCAATAAACGGGGCATTCTGAACAGCACCATGGCCGTAGGCTCGGCACAGAAGGCAAACATTGAGGCGGCCATGCCGATAGCCTCTCAGGACGCCGGGACGTTTGACCTTCGCGAGCGCACGAATCAGGGCTATCTGAATCAGGCCGACCAGTTCAACGCCGGCCAAGATCAGCAGATGACCCAGACGAACATGGCCAGCGATAACGCGGCCGGCCAATTCAACTCGGGGCAGGATCAGCAGAATAACCAGTTCAATGCGACCCAGCAGAACAGCATGGCGCAGGAACAATGGTCGCAAGAGTCGTCCATGGCGCACGACGCCACCATGGCCAGCCTCAACAGCTCGCTGGAAAGCGGCATTATTGACCAGAAGGCGTTTGCC